CCTTGGATATTCTGTAGCGTTGGCACGATCTCCCCTAGTCCGTCAAGTGCTGACTTGAATGAGCGGGTCGATTCTTCGATGACCCGGTTACGTGATTCAATGTCCTTGCCCTCTTCCTCGCGGCGCTTCTTTTCCAGTTCTACCGATTCTTTGGCTTTGGCCTCGCGGAGTTTGGTTAACTCCATGCGGTACTTACGTTCGACGAGCTTCTCGGCCTCCTCGAACTCAGCGCGCGCCTCTGCGGTGCGTGCTTCCTTGGCCTTGTAGAAGTACTCCTCCTTGAGCCGGTTGCGTTCAGCGTTGAGTTTATCTTCGTCGCTGAGTGCGGCTTCGGCGAGTTGCTTGCGGGCGTTGCGCGCCTCGTCCAGTTCCTTAGCGGCGGCGGCTTGATCGGCCTCGAACTTCTTGCGGCGCGCGTCGGACTCGGCCTTTTCCTTGGCCGCTGCGATGATCTTGGCTTGCTCTGTAACCTGGTTGGCGATGCGTGACGTTGTTTCTACTGTGGCCTGTGCGATTTGTTCGCCGCTCTGAGCGCCGAACAGCCCACCAAAGAAGGCACGCTCAAGGATGCGGCCCTTGTCGGTTAACTCAGTCTCTAACTTTGCCTGAACCTCCGCGACCGCTGCCGCGCCCGCCTGCACCGATTGGAGGGTTTTGTCTCCGAACGGGTCGCTGTCCGAAGCCGCCCGCGCCATCGCTGCGGTGGTCTTCTCGAAGCCGATAGCGATCGCGTCCAACTCGCGGCGAAACTTCCCGGCCCGATCCCGCATTGAATCGAAGACATCGATGATCTTCAACGCACCACCGAGCAACGCTGCGGGCAAGAATATCTTGGCCATCACCTCCTGAAGTTTGCTCGCGGACTTGGTAGCCTCATCGAACCCATCGACGGGCTTCTTTGTCTCCGCCGCGAACTTCGCGGTCGCCGCTGAGACAGCATTGACCTTGGGAGTGACCGCCGCAACCTGAGCGTTTACCTTCTCAACAGACTGAGCCGCAGCCTCGGCCACGCCCGCAACCTGCGGCGCGACTTGTGCCGCCTTCTGTGCCACCTGCTCAAGCGACTGCGAGACAGCCTGCACCTGGGGCTTTACCCCGGAGTTGTCCACCTCGATCTTGATCGTCGCTTTTTCTGCCATAGGTTACTTTTGTTACATCCCGCAACCTGCTTACATCCGACCCACTTACGGCCAGATCGCGGTGCCACCGGGCTTAACCACCGTGCCGCGCGTCATCGTGGTACTAATCAACGCATCGCTTGAATGAGTGAACGCAGCCGAAACACGGTTAAACTCGCCACCCTCAACGTCCGGCCCCAGGTCGCTGAGGCTGTCAACGTACACATAAGTCAACCCAAAGAAGGTACTACCATCGACGAACAACTTGAGTATCCCCTCGCTGCCCGGCGTGATGCGGGTGCCCGCTGCGGTCAACGCTGCGAAGCCACCCTCATGCCACACCACCGAAGCCGAGGCGGTGAATACACCCGAGTTCGCCACCCGCTTTGTCTCGCGTGAAGTGCTCGACGAAACATAAGCCTTCGCGGGCTTGCTCAAGGTAAGCGACCAACTCTGTACGTCGGGAAGGTCCGCCTCTGTGCCCAGCGTGCCCGCAACCAACGGGGTCCATGATGCTTTCGCATCGCTCGCCGAGAAAGTAAGCGGCGTGCTTGAATCCGTGATTGCCGTACCTGTCCCGTAGGTCAACGCACCATCACCACCGAACACCGCCGAGCCGCTTAACATGCCGCCGCCCGCAATGTCTGCGTTCATGGTGAACGAGTCGATTAGGATGTTGCCGCTAAGCCGCTCCGAGCCATTGTGCCCGATGAAGGCGTAGGACGTGCAGAGATCGGCGGGGATGGTCTTCCCGTAGAAGTCAAACGAGCCTGTCCAGTCGCGCGGCCCTGCTGTAACCTTGGTGCCCCCCCCGGTGTTGCCCGCAGCACCACGCGCGTTGTTCGATGTTGCGCTCACCCGCCAGTTACGGATGGTGGATACCGCGGTGCCGCCGAGTGATAAGTTGCCTGTTTTGCCTGATGTAACTGCCATGTCGAAGACTCCGTTAAACTGTGATACCCAGCGCGGCGATCCTGTAAGAGACACCACTTGATCCGGGGTTGGCAATCGTGATAATGTCAAATCCAGCGGTCACCGCCATTCCCGCCGCGCTTGGCTGCATGAGCAACAAAACACCGCCCGGCTGAAGGATGAGACTCTGAGCATCAACATCTACAAGGTTGCTGCTTATGGTCAAGGTGTGCCCGACTGTCGTTGCATCGTTTACGATGCACACCGCCTTGATCGCCTGCCAGTTGATGAGCGTGCCGAACGCATCGCGGATCGTGCTGCCCCGGAAGTCGTACTGCGCATCACCGCCACCAACCAACGTGCCGCGATCGTGATACGCTGAGTTTGCTTGATTCGCGCCGGTCCCATCGGTGAACTGTGTAGCCAGCAGGAAGTTCAGCAAATCTTTCGTTGCGTTGCCCCCGGTGTTGAGGCCGTAGTCCTTGCTGTTGGCAATCTGAAAGCCTAAGTTAAGTGTTCCAGCGATCATAAGCCCACCTCCGTGTTAGGGATCACGCATGAAACCGTGATGCTCAGCACCGAGGACCACCCCGGCAAGAGCCGATCGGCTGCGCCCTGATTAACCAGCCCATCCCGATACGTGCTTGCATCCACGCGGCGAACCATCGAAACACCCGGCATCGGTTCGGTTTTGTGCATCCTGAGTATTGCCAGCACCACGCCCCACTTCACGCGGTTGATGCATCGCTCGCCCGCAGTGCGCAGTTCGTCGGTACTCATCGCCAGCGTGTAGTTCTGTTGGATGCTTATGCTGGACGATGATACGCCGCTGCCGGGCGCGTTGATCGACCCACCATCGGGGAGTAGTTGTAACTCGGGCAAGTCCCCAGCCTGCGGGTTGTCACGCAGCGGAACATCGTTCGTGCTGCTGTACTTCACACGGTTGGCGAGCTTCACCACCGATGTTAACTCGGGGCACAGTTCCATTGACCGCCACAACGATTGTTCGATGATGGTAAACGGGTCGGGTGTCATGCCCCACCCCCTGCGGTGCCAGTGCCGCCAGCGCCCGCAGCAGCAGCCTTGCCGCCTTCGATGCAGGTCTTTACAGCGCGCGCCGCATCGCGTGCCAGGCTGGACAGCAACGCCGCGTCGGGCTGCCAGAGGATGCGGCGCTGCGGTAGGTTGCCGCCCCCTGCATCGTGGTACCGCGCGATCTGTGCGATGCTCTTGTTAGCGCCGCCCTTGCGCGCCGCGTGCGGGATCGCAGCGAAGCCGAACTCAACGCCCAGCGGCGTATCTTCGCTCACGTTGCCGCGCCCCTTGAACGCCAAGGCACGGTAGAGGGTGCCTGTGTCGCGCAGGGTACTTACAGCGCGTCCAGAGTCAACCAACCCACCTCCGCCCCGCGTGTCGCGTCCCTTGGCTGTGCCTGCCTTGCGTGCCCGCCGCACACCGGCGAATGATCCGCCGCTGCGCCGTGCGAGGATCGTCGCGAGTGCCAGCGGTGCCCAGTCCCCACCCTCGCCTAGGCTGTTGGAGATGAAGCGGCGACGTACGTAGGTACCGTAGCGGGAGAGCCACTGCTTACGCATGGTGTCGAACCACGGACCATCGAGCCGCGAGCCACCCGCCGCATCCGCTGCGGTGAGTAGCGTCGCTACCGGCTGCTCAACATTGACCGTAATCTTTACCATAACACGCTTTTGAACTGTCTCCTGATTACTTACACCACAACCGGGCAAGTCGGCCCGCTCTCTGATGCTGCGAGCGGCAAACGCCGCTGCCCCGATGCATACAAAGTCATCTCGTCGTTGGCCGTTGCCTTATGCACCGCGACCGGGTTCGTCTCTTCGTTGCCCCGCATGGCGCGCGACTCATAGAGCCACACCCCCGCGATCTTGGCAACCCACGATGTTAATATAACCGATGTGCCAGAGAACGGAACCTGATACCGTCCACCCCGAAAGCGATCCTCGACGTAAGCCTCGGCATAAGCCAACGCCGCAGTGATGCGGTTTGCATCGACCGCGGATGAATCGGGCGACAACTGCGACCAAAGTTGAACGTTGGTCGTTCCGAAGATGTTCTCGATGTCACTTTGCGTTGCGTAGGCCATATATAATAAATCCCCATAGCGATGCGTGAGTCGCTATGGGGGCGGAGGAGAAGCGTGCGGCGTTTCCGCCACCAAAAGGAGACTTAGAACTGAGTGTCGGCGATGTAAATCGCGTTAGGCTGACGGAGGACGGGGAGGAAGGTGTCACCCATGAAGTGACGAACACCGACCGGATCGCTGATCGCGTGGGCATAGCTAAACATGCCGTTCACGTATTCCAGATCGTTGACCGCAGCAACCCCGTCGGCGCTTACGTTGCCGATAGAGGTGGGCACGGGGTAGGAACCTTCCTGCATTTCGTACCAGTCGCGCGTCACTTCGGGAGTGAACACAACAAAGTCCGAGGGGAACCACTCGCGGGCGGTGCCGGAGGAGTCGCGGAAATGGCTCGTCCACAACGGCTCCCAACGCATACCAGACAGGCCGAATCCCTCGGGGATGCGGTTCTGGCGAAGTGCCGATGTAAGGGCGGTGTCACTCTTCATCAACTCTTTGATCGCGTTGTTGCCCAGCAGTGAGTTAATAACTCCCGAGCCGTAGTAGCAACGAGTCAAGGGAAGGCCGGTAGTCTGTACTGCGGTCTTCTGGATGTTCGCCAACTGACCGAGGATGTCGGTGCCAGCGGTCGCCCACGATGCAGCGATGTTACCGCCAAGCTGATCCTTGTTCGCAGCAGGTACGCCGAGGCTTACGGTCTGCGTTGCGCCCGATGAACTGTGCAGCAGGTCGCCCTGCCCGTTGTAATAGATTTCGCCGTAACGTAACATCGAAGCAACCGCGCTGATGCGGTTGTTATCGAGCATACGGCGGAACTCTGCGGTCTGCGCTTCAACGATCTGCTGACCCGCGATCTGCGCCCGCTGATCGTCCATGTTACGCAGCGCGACGAGCGTCGCTGCGTTGTGGTCGATGTGGCTGAACGTGTGAACGCAGCGGCTCTGCAACGCCGATACGCTGGGCGGCGTGATCTTGCGAGACTGCGAGCCGTAGTTCACGCCGGGCGTGTTGCGGCGGGTGTTCTCGACAACGTAAGTCGTTGCGAACTGCCCGGTGATCGGCGTGGTGAGTGAATAGAAGTTTTCATCGAACGTCTTGGGCACACCAGCGAGCGGGGACGTAATAATACCCGTTAACGTGGTGAATCCAAGAATCTGCTGTAAGGTCTTTGCCATTTTTGCATCCCGTCTCGGGCAGTTATGCCCGACATCCTGTGCGAACGTAAGCGGCTACATACGCCGCAACATAATGTTAAGTGAAGCCGGTATTAGTCAACCAGCGGGTGGTCATAACCAAAGAAGCAACCGCTGTCGCGGAGCCGGTCCATGACCCACGTACGCAGCGATGCGTCTGCGGGCCAAGGGAGAAGCTGCGAAGAATCCAGGTAGCCACCAACCAGCGCGGCGGCCAAGGGCTGATCTTCGTTCACCCCGTCCTGATCTGTTACCTTGATGCCGTACTCATCGCCCTGCACGCAGACGGGGAGGTGTGAACCATCCGTAGCGCAGACGAACGAACCGGCGAAGAGGTTCACACCCAGCGACGTTACCGTAATAACGCCGGTGGTGGTGTTGACCGCTGAGAACGCAATCGAAGAGATCACGGCAACGGTGCCCGCTGCGGCGGGAGGCCCGACGTAACGTAAGTTGCCCGATGAACCAACGCGACGCACAATCTCAACGGCTTCGGCTGCTGAAACCGTAATAGAAGTACCGCCCGAGGTGTAGTTGCCGATGGTTACGCCGAGCACCGCAGGGGCGAGTTTGCCGCCTGTGGTAATGCGGCCCATCAACATGCCGCAGCGCAGGATGTCAAGGTCGCCGGTGTGACCTGTATCACGCGACAATGCACCGTTCACCACTGCGGACTGGGGTGCGTACGCCGAACCTTCACTGGTCACCAGCACGCGGCGCTGGGTAGCAGTGCGTGCCGTGCGAACACCGGGGAGACCTGTCGAAAAAGTAGTCATGTTAACCTATCTCACTTTCCGGAGCCGCTTGCCCCGCGAGTTGTTTTGTTTGTTGTTGTTACGTTACCGAATCGGACTTGCTTTGAGGTGCTTACTTGCGAACGCCATAGGCACGCTTTGCCGCAGCGTCGATCTCTTCTTTTGAGAGTGCGGTGGGCTGGTCGCCGGGTGTGTTGCGTGACAGCGCCAAGGTCTGCGAGGCGGTCTGCTCGCCAAGCACCTTGACATCGTTCTTGCCGAGTGCTTCGATCACCTTGCCGAAGGTTGCGTTCGCATCGGGCGCGAGGCTTAACTTGAGCGAGTCGCCCGAGACGTAAGCAGCCTTGAGGCCCGCTGCAACGGCTGGGGTAATCTTGCCCGATGTAACCAGCGCGTCGATCTTCATGCCGCGGTTCTCCGCTGCAAGGCTCAACACTACCGGATCATGGGTCTGACCACGGCTCGCGGCGAGCGCGGCTGTTGCGGTCGAGGCTTCAACCTTGGCGGCTTCTACCTTTGTGTTCGAGGATTCGACGGTCTTGCTCATCTCGTCGATCTTGGCGAGGATCGCCGCTTCAATCGCGGCATCGTCCATGCCTTCATACTTGATACCGAGCTTGTCTGCGATGGTCTTCATGTGCATCACTCCCTGCACGGCGCTGAGCCGTACGTAGTCTTCGCGTGACAGCGCCAGAGCCGCCCGCGTGTTATGTTGTGTGTTCGATGCCGCGATCGGCACCCAACCACCCTGGCCAGATATAACAGGTGTCGGTGTCAACGCGACATGAGCGATGGGCCGCTCGTAGGTGTTTCCCTTACCATCGGTAAGTGTGGGCGGTACATAGATGCTTACCTCATTCCGCACCGCTGCGGCGATCGCATCTTCACCGATGATCTTTAGTTGACCCTTGAGAACGTCGCCGTCGCGGAACATCGCGAGCACCCAGCCGCGATTCTTGTCCGCATCGTCGGTGTGGCCGCTGGGGACGTGAACCTTCACGCCCGCCGCCTGCATCGTCTCGAAGGTCTTTACCCAGTGGTCGAGGTCTTCGTTGGTAACGCTGAACTTAACCCCGGACTGTGGCATCACCCACTCGCCAACGCGGATTAAGTCTTTAACGTAAGTTTGGGTTACTGCGCCCGATTCGCTTATGACTGCCGATGTAGCCACCGGACTGGCGGCTAGGGCAAGAAGGACGATCGGCGCTGAGTTCTTGGTTGCATCCCGGAACCCCATACCCCGAGGGTACACGGCGCGGTACACTGTGGCAACACAAAAGGTACAAAATCACACAAGAAACGTATTATTAGTATCTTGACTTCAACGTAAGTACGATCAACGCACAGCGAGCGTACTAGGGGTGAAAACCTCGCCCGGGTTGAAGTCCCAACCATCGTCGGGGACCGGCTCGAACTGTGTGCCCTCGAACTCGAAACCCTCCGGCTCGTAGGGCTTGGCGAGCGCCGCATCATCGGTATAAATCTCGATCGCAGAGCATCGGCAACCGTAACCGCAAGGAGGATAGATCGCCCTCCATCGCGGGTGATCTTTAGGGAGCCGCGTACCTTCTAGGGCTTGATGGTTGGGCCTTACCCGCTCATCGCCAATCGTAATATATTCATAACCCCAAAGGATGTCCTGAATCGCCGGGTCGAGGTTGGCTTGCCACTGGCCCGCACTGTAAGCAACGTTGCTCTGTGTGCGGTACATCGACTCCAGCGCCCACGGCTTTTGCGTGGTGATGCCAGCAACATCGAACGCCGCGCGCAGCCGCGACACTGCACCGTCCACCGTATCCATCTCGCGGATCGCTGTGGCAACAGCACTCAACGCTATCCGCTCAACACTCTCCGATAATCCTTCTGTTACGTTCACCGCCATAGGTGAGAAGGACTGCGCGAGTTGTCGCGTCGCTGCGGGGGACAGGTCAAGCCGCCCACGCATCACCTCGTTTGCGTTCTTGTATACCGCGTTCTCATCGAAGACCTGCGCGATGTCGAGGCGCAACGTCGGCACCCCGAGAGGCCGAGTTAATCTAAGTTCGTCGATGCTCTTGAGGCCCGCAACCTTGGC